TTATGTTTTCTACAATTTATCATAGATATTATACAAAAGGATATCCTGCTGAATTTTATGGAGAACCTTTCCATAATTTAGTTATTGATTTACATAAAAAATATGATAGTATCAATATCTTATTAGAACGAGGTGAAACAATACACAATGATGATGAACGATTCCAAGATTATCAGCAATCACTAGAAATTGATAAATTGTGTAAAAAAATATTAGAAGAAAATAACATTCCTTACCATACAATCAAAGTTGATGGTAAATCAGTAAAAAAAATTATAAAATTACTTGATGTTAAATAATAAACAAAAATATCACTATGAGTTTCTAAGAAACAATCCTATATTAAGAAATGCAGGGCCTTGGGAAGATGATATATACAGGTATAATTACAAATTCGCTTTTGAGCATTTTGATAAGTTTACTATATTATGTCCTCAAGAGGTTTTTCCTTCAACAGATTATTTAAATAAGTTACAAGATGTAATTAGAAGTTATCCTGAGAAAGAAATTTACATATCGTGTAGTACTACATCAAATTTTGAATTTTCAATAGACCCTTTGATAAACATTATGTTTTGGAGAGACGTATATAGTAGAAATAAAATCACATGGGAAAGTGGTGATATACCTATTTTTGATGAATCGTATTATAACAATATCAATAAAACAAATAAATTTTTATTTACATCAAGAAAACAAAGAAAGATACGAGATTATGTTTTTTCAAAATTAGATACAATATCAAATAATGATTATACATACTTTGATGGTATTGTAAGATATGCAAAATGGCCAGAGCAAGGTTGGGAAGATAAAAACTGGGAAAAACAGAATCAAGATAATTTCCCTACATTTATAGAAGTAATTGAGGAACATAAAAAAAGTTATTTAACATTTGTTTTAGAAACAGATGCGAGTTCTTGTATGACACAAATTAGTGAAAAATCATTTTTACCTTTCCTTACAAAATCATTACCAATCATATGTAGTACTAGGGAGCTAAATAAGGAAATAAAAGAAATGGGATTTTATACATTTAATGATATGTTTGGTTTTGGTGATACATCAGATGAAACAGAAAATCTTGATAATTTTACTAAAACAATAAATTTGGTAAATCAAATGAAAATAAGTAAAATTGAGAAATTTTATAATGATAATATAGATAAGATAGAATACAATTATAATTTAATAACGTATTTATTGTGGGGAAACCCTATCGTAGAACATAAAGTAGATAAATTTAACAAAAAAGACTTGGATATATGAAAATAATTTCGTATATTTGTATAACAAATAAAAATAGATAAAATGGCAAACTTACAAGAAATCGCAAAAAAGTTTAGAATCTCAGATAATTTTCTAAATTCAAAAGAAGATGGGTTACTAATAGTAGCATCATCATTACAAGACATTATAGGAGAAATGAACTCTGGTCAAATAGACAGAAACAAGAAAGAATCTCTAATAGAAAAATTAGAAAGATTAACATCATTTTGTAAAGAAGTAAAAAACTCTACATTCTAAAATGGCATTTTTCGAGGATAATAACACAACTAAGAAGGTAAACAACTCTCTATGGGTAGAGAAGTATAGACCGTCTAAACTAACAGAATACGTTGGTAATGAACATTTAAAGGATAAGGTAAAGGATTATCTTGAAAGTGGAGAAATCCCTCATCTTTTATTCTTCGGTAAAGCTGGAACAGGTAAAACAACTCTAGCTAAGTTAATTGTAAATTCAATTGATTGTGACCATATCATTATAAATGCATCTGATGAAAACAATGTAGATACAGTTCGTAATAAAGTAAAGGGATTTGCTTCAACTGTTGGTTTCAAAGATATGAAAATAATCATACTTGATGAGTTTGATTATATGACACCAAATGCACAGGCAATCCTAAGAAACTTAATGGAAACGTTTTCAAGACATTGTAGATTTATCCTAACTTGTAATTATGTTGAGAAAGTAATCTCACCAATTAGAAGTAGAACACAAGAGTTTCAGATTGTACCTCCAACTAAAAAAGATGTTGCAATCCAAATCTCACAGATTTTAGGTAAAGAAGTTGTAAGTTTTCAACCAAAAGACCTTGTACCTATCATTGATAGTTCATATCCTGATATTAGAAAGATTATTAATACTTGTCAGTTAAATTCATCTAAAGGACAGCTAAAACTTGATACAACCTCTGTAATTGATTCTGATTTAAAATCAAAGGTAGTTGAGATTATTAAGGGAAATGATTCCAAACCTAACAAGTGGAAAAATATTAGACAAGCAGTTGCTGATTCTCGTACACAAGATTTCACAGAACTTTATACATTCTTATATGAAAAGGTAGATGAGTATGGTGGTTCAAATACATCTAATATAATATTAATCTTATCAGAATCACAACACAAAGATGCATTAGTAGTAGATAAAGAAATTACTTTTATGTCTTGTATAATTCAAATAATAGGAATACTGTAACTATATAAATTATGAAGTACGACCATGATAATCCACTTACTGAAGAAGCATTAGAAATATTAGGAAAAGAAGATTTCGATTCTTTTCTTGAATATCTTGATGGAATGTCAGAGTATAAGAAAAGAAAAAAAAATCCAAGAGTACAAGAACATAAAGAAAAAAAACGAGAAGTTCTTAGAAAAACTGGTATAACAAAAATTAAAACAAATCGTGACCAATGGTTCGATTAAATAAATAAATTATGGCAAAAATAGTAGGAATGAATGGTGGTAATCAACCACATCAACAACCAAAAGTAGACTTAAAACAAGCTAAAGAAATGGTTTGTACAAGTGGTGAATGTGATGGAAGTGTATTCATACAAGGAACTAAATTTCTGAAGTTATCAAAGATAGCAACAGGACAACCTAAAGATGCAATCATACCAGTAGAATTATATCTATGTGGGGATTGTGGTGAAATAAACTCAGATTTATTACCTGATGAGTTAAAACCAATTATATCATAAAATGGCTAAATCTTTATTTGACCACATAAAGGCAGTAACACAATTTCAAGACCCAAAGTATTGGGATAAACTTGAAGATGGTGATAAGAAAACTTGGAGTAACTATATGGTACATCGTTTTCTTTCTATGAATTCCGATTGGATACAAGTTCTTTCTGAGATACAACCATATACTCAAACATTAGAACCTAAGCAGTTATATCTTGCCTTAATTGGATTAATTCCAAAAGGTAGGTATTATTTAAAATATACTAAAGGAAAGCGAGAAACTAAATATGAAAGTTTTTTATTAGAACTGATTATTCAAGATTTTCAATGTTCTTCATTAGAAGCGTTTGATTATTGTGAAATCCTTTATTCAACAAAAGAAGGTAGAGAAAATATCAAATATATGTGTGAGAAATATGGTATTGATAAAAAACAAATTACAAAATTAAAATTAAAGGTATGAGTTCAACCTATTGTAAGTTACCTTTTTTACATTTATACTCTCAACCAGATGGTGAATTAAAACCTTGTTGTATTGCAGGAGGTTTTGAAGAATCAGTTAATCTGAAAAAAATGAGTATAGAATCTGCTTTTAACTCATCTCAAATGAAAGAGTTAAGAAAAGATATGATAAATGGTAAACGAAACAAAGTTTGTGATGTATGTTATAAAAGAGAAGATAGTACAGGTCATTCCCCAAGAATAGATTTTAATAATAATCCACTTTGGATACAACCAAAATTAGAAGAAGATTATTCAGTTCCTTCCGATTTTCAACACATTGATATTAGATTTTCTAATTTATGTAATTTTAAATGTAGAATGTGTAATCATGATTTTTCATCTAATTGGTATGATGATTTTAAAAAATTAAAACCAAATGATGGTATTGAAAAAAAATCAAGAGTACTAAAAGTTACCGAAACCATTGTTGAAGATTTAATCCCTCATTTAAGTAACATTAAAAGTTTCTACTTTGCAGGTGGAGAACCTCTAATAATGCCAGAACATTATAAGATTTTAAGACATCTATATGATACAATGAAACCGTATCAGATGTTAATTAATGGGAAACAAAAGAAAGTAAGAAATTTATCAATACATTATAATACTAATTTATCAGTAATAAAATACGATGAACAAAGTTTAATTGATTTGTGGCAAGGATTTAGTAGAGTTTATTTATCTATATCATGTGATGGTGTTAATGAGGTAGGAGAATATCAGAGAACGGGTTTTAATACTAAAAGGTTTGATGATAATTTAGAAATAATAAAAAAGTATGCAGAACCAAAAGCTGTTTACAAAGGTGGAGTGGGTTTAATGTATGGGTTTCAATATACAACTACTATAATGAATGTATATCATATATTTGATTTTATAGATTATATGTTAGAAAAAAACCACATAACTTCACCAGAACAAATTGATTTCTATTACGCATGGTCTCCACTAGAATTTTCATTATCTCAAATATCAGATGAGGAAAAAGAAAAAATCACAACTTTTATAAATAAAAATAAAGAAAAATATACTGAAAAAACTCAAAATGAACTAAATGGAATCATAGAATTTATGAGTTCAAATATGGTAGTAAATGATGCAGAGGTATCTGAGTTAATGAGGTATGATTATATAAAAGGAATTGAAGAATTACAAGGTGGTAACTTTGAAGATATATCTCCTGTAAAAATAACCTCACAATAATTAGGATTTCTCATTTATTTTTCGTATATTTACATAGTAAATAAAACATAAAAGTATGGCAAGAGTAAGTTATTCACAATATGGTATGTATAGTTCATGCCAACAACAATACAAATTAAATTATATAGATAAGTTGGGTATTAGTAATGCTAATATTCATCTTATTTTTGGTTCTGCAATGCACGAAGTAGTACAACATTTCTTAGATGTAATGTATAATGTATCTAAAAAACAAGCACTCCAACTTCCTCTTGAATCAATGTTACAAGATAAACTTGTAGAACACTTCAGTAAATATAAAGAGAAGATGGGTG